TAATGAACATTCTAGATAAAACGAGTGGTATCTCACTTCGCAACCTTGAATGGTTTATCACGAATTACGCTAAAAAGAACAATACAATGTATACCACACATGATGGAAAACTATTCACTGTTCACTGTGCTTACAAATCTAGTTTAGATGGGTACAGTAAGAAACTGTTTGACCCATTTTGTCGTTCGGAAAAGTTTCCGTATGTCATTCCTGGGACATCTCATGAAGTTCATACGACTTTGGCACAGTTGAACTTCATCAAATGGTGTATAAAAAATAACATCATCGACTATATTTCCAATAACAAGACTTCTTTGTTTAGTAAGCAAGAGACATGAAACCCTTGTCGAATATGTATGTTTGATATCCGGTATAATACATGTTGAGTGAATATGTTTTGTTAGTCACATCTACAAGTGAGGTTTCCGAAGTGTCAAGTTTCACTTCAATCGACGTTTTATCAGATTGTATTTGACTAAAGTCCAAGTTCCCCGATGGTTCCACATTGATCGGATTCATCGAGAAACTGTACGTATAAATATTTCTGATAGGTCTCGCCAATCTATTTCTAAACGGAATGAGATATTTGTAATAGTTATGATTCGTTTTTGAAACATTGGGTAATCTGTTTCCATTTATGAAAAAACTTGCTTCATCCATGATGGGATTAAAGAATGTCTGTACTTCATCAAAGTTTACATTCGATGAAAAGTTGAATCTGTTTTGATAATACTTCTCCTCTTGTAGGGACTTACCACCAGTTGCATCATTTTCATCTTCAAATTCAGTATTACGCAAAAACCAATGAATACACTTGACTGGAATGTTTGGTACAAGATTGTTTCGGATTGAGTCTTCACCCGGTACACTCACAATACTGGGGTGTTTACGTACGATATCTGTTATGAAGGTTTGTTTTTTAGTCGCTAGGTACTGACGTTCTTCCGCAGACACTGTAATCTCTTCAGTGACAAGTTTAATGACTGGAAGTTCAAGCGTTGTCCCAGTGTCGGTGAAGAATGTTTGTTCGTGGAATTCGAGGACAAACTCGATATTCTGTCTATGCACTGCACACACGGGGAAATATGGTCGGTTTGGTTTATTCGAAGAGTACTCATCACTCGCATATTTCCTAGAAAAGAAGAAATGCAGGGGAATCATAAGGTCGGCAGAATACTGGGAAAGATCTCTAAACGCTGGTAATGTAGAATCGTCATAGCCTATGTTTCGATTAACGAGAAATCTATTCGCTACCTTTTCCGATATTTCTAGATAAAGCTCATCATAAAGAATACCCCAATCGTCGTGGATTTTTTCCACCTCGAGTTCATCTACGATCATAGTGACACTTTTTAGAATATGTCTTCCCAATTGGTCCGCATAGTTAGCACCACCACCAAAGTCGGTTAGACGTGGCATAGTTATACTGAGCCACATATTACTCAAAAGGTCTCCCATGTTTTGTGGGTTGAATTGAACTTTGATCGTTTGTCCGAATGGCCAATTTGGTACCCCACCTGGGTTAATAATATTACGACTTCTGTGATACTTTCTAAATTCCGAATGTTGTGTCATGTCCTTGTCATTAAAGAACGAGTCTTCTGGGTCTTTGGAAAGAAGATACGTATCCTGCTTTCCAATAGCCTTGAGAGAAATCTTTGCAGCTTCACCCATACTTATCTATTGATTACAATTTTTTAATATCATTCTCCCACATACTCACATAAGTCGTAGCCCTCATAATCTCGAGTTCATTTTTCGCCTGTTCAGATTCCTTCAAAAGTTCTCTCACACTTTCATCCGTGTACTGAACAGTCTTAATGTTTAGGAGATAGTCGTACGTTCCACCAATCCGAGGGAAGAGCCCTGAAAGTTGATTCTCGAGTTCTTGTTTTTTGCGACGGAACACGATGATATCACCATTGATGACCATCATAACAAAACGCGATTTGTACTCACACATTTTGGATTTGGTTTCAAGAACTTTGATGAGATGTTCCTTGCGTTTTTTGTAGTATTCATATCGAAGTTTGATAAAGTCGGATAGAATTGACTCAGCTGTATCATATTTGTGAATACCCTTGGTTGGATGAAACAGATGCATATTTGTTGTACGAAGTGTTTTTTGAAGTTTGAGGTCCTTGATGATATCTTTACCTGTGTAATCCTGAATAACGAAATCGACGTTTTCAGTTGTACTGTTGTTTGTGAAACTCGAAATCATCTTCTTCTCAACTAGTGCGTCTAGATGTTCCTTGTAATCTTGTGTCCAGCGACCCGGTGGTAATTCGGATACCTTCACAGTCTTTCCAATAACATTCCAAACACCTTCAGTTATCCACACGTCATCATGTTCAAAAATGCGACCCTTGAAACCCCTAAACCATGGTTTCATTTTCTTCATACTCTTACCATGGAGGTGGTTGAGGATATTGTCCCGAATATCTTTGGGATTGTAAGGTGGTACATAACAACTGAACCCTGTACCGATTCCTTCTGTACCATTAATAAGAACCGTGGGTAGCGTAGGCATGTAAAAGTCTGGTTCAATAGAACGACCATCATCGTCTAGGTAATTGAGGATGGCATCATCATTGGGGTCGAAGAGCTTTCTCGCCTCTTTTGTAAGCCTTGTGAAGATGTATCTCGTTTGGGACGCATCTTTACCACCCATGAGTCGTGTACCAAATTGCCCACATGGCTCTAGGAGATTGATGTTGTTGGAACCTGTGTAATCATTGGCCAACTTCACGATAGTCTCTGCGAGAGACACTTCACCGTGATGATAGGAACTCTTTTCAGCGACATATGCAGCCAATTGTGCCACCTTCATTTCAGCAGTCAGGTTCTTTTGGAAACATGAGAACATAACCTTTCGTTGTGAAGGTTTCAGACCATCAGCCATGTGTGCAATTGAGCGCTTGAGGTCTGCAAGACTGAAATTAACCAGGTCTTTGTGAATAAAGTCTGTGATGTCCAGTTGTTTAACCTTTCCATATGATACTTCAAGCTCACTCGCTTCTTTTGCTGTACTCTCAAGGAGCCACGTCTTTCGAGCATCGGCTTTCTTTTTATCGAATGCAAGAATAATCGAGTCATCAGTCATCGTATCCATGTCAAATTTGACGGTTAAATCTTGAATCTTCTTGAAATATTCTCGAGCTTCGGCAGATGTGGAGGTACCGAGACCCTTATAATACTTGATTCGCCACCCAGCTTTGCCATCACCATACCAGGTTCGAAACGCCGAATCGGTGTAGAATGACTTACTCTCAGAACCCTTAGAGGCTTTGATAATGGGTGTGACCATACTCACCACAAAGTTCAGTTTCAAAAGACTGGGCCAGAAATAGTGAATCATATTGAGAATGAGACCCTTGATATGAGAACCGTCATTGTCTGCGTCCGTCATAATCATGAGACGACCGTATCGAAGTTCTGATACACTCGTGTATTCCTTCCCTTGTTGAAGTCCCAAAATCTTCTTGAGATCGTTGAACTCTTGGTTGGAGGTGAGTTGTGCCACTGAAGAATCTCTCACATTCTTACACTTACCACGGAGAGGAAAGACACCATAATGGTCTCGACCAACCACAGAGAGGCCAGCAACCGCGAGGGTTTTAGCCGAATCACCCTCCGTCACGATGAGGGTACACTTACCTGATTGAGCCGTACCAGCCTTGTTTGCGTCGTCCAGTTTGGGGATCCCAGTAATCTTAGACTTACGAGCACCATCAGTCTTCTTGAGTTCCTTCATCTCCTTGAACTTTGAGAGTGCCGTGAGCTCATCAGCGATACCAGTCTTAAGAACATTCTTAACGAATGTCTTGGGTAGTTCAAACTTGGAACCAAAGTCTTGTGCCTTGAGTGTGCACTCAGATTTGACTTGACTTGAGAAGGTTGGATTCTCAAGGGTAGCCTTTACAAAGATATTGAAGGTGTTCTTCACTTGTTGAGGCTTCAACTTAATCTTCTTGGCCATCTCTTCGATAACACCCGCTGCAACTAGGGATGCCACATGATCTACGTGGGTTCCACCCTTGGTTGTACAGATGCCATTCACGAAGGATACCTGTTCTAGACCATTTTCAGAAGGACCGATACACACAGACCAACGGTCGCCATTGACTGAGGTGACATTCTCAACACCTTCATGCATCTTGGCATAGGTGTCGAGGTTCTGTTTGGGTAGAACATCCCCATTGAACTTGACTTTACAATTTGGGGTTGTACAGATGTTTGCATCCCATACCCGCTTCTGGAAAATCTTGTAGATTGCATTCTCCATCTTGGAAAGACCAAACCTTCGCCAGTCGGGGACAAAGGTGATAGAAACGGATGACGTGGCCCCACTATGCTTTTTGATTTTTGGTGGTTCACACACGGTCATATTCTTAGACCATTTCTGTGAGTAAGTCTGTTTGTTTTCATGATCTTTGATGACGATAGAAAACTCAGATGAATAGATGTTTGTCAGTTTAGCGCCATAGCCATTGCGTCCTCCTACGACACGCTTCTTGGAATCGTCATAGTTGGTACTTGTGAGGAGGTGCCCAAATGTAAGTTCAGGGTTCCACAGACCCTCTTTTTCGTGCATACGAACACCGATACCACCGAGGGGTCCATTGTTCTCGATAGACACGGCCCCCGAGTCCTTATCGATATCGACGGAGATGGAAGAAACATTTTTTGGGTGCATAGAGTTGCGGTCGATTGCATTGACAAGGATCTCGTCAAAGATTTTCAAGAGAGCTGGGGAATACTTGAGGTTCTTCTTCTCAAACTGTGATTTATTACTGTTGAGAACCCAATACGGTTCGACATTCAAGTCGACGGGACCGACATATGAGTCAGGTCTCTTGAGAATATGTTCTATATGGGTGAGTTTTTGGACGCTTTCCATACTTTTCTTGGTTCTATTACAATTTATGTCTCTAACTTAGGCGTTCATTACATCCAACTTGCTTTTGAGTTTTGAGATATCTAACATTAAGTCCAGATACTTATCGGCTAGTTCGGGTGTATACTCTTGACATTTGGTTAGATAATCAATATCTAGTCCAAATTCATCTATAACCGTGTCTGGGTCTATATCAAAAAATTCACCATTGGGTGCACG